CAATGGGGCGCGGGTATGACATCAACAGTTCTGGGATTTAGAGCTAGCTACTCAACCGTTGCTGGTGCAACAACTGTGGCTTACGCTTTCGCCCCAGTATCCGGGTACTCTTCTTTCGGCAGCTACACCGGCAACGGCAGCACAGATGGACCGTTTGTTTACACAGGATTCCGCCCAGCATTTGTAATGCTCAAAGTTTCCGCAGGTGCCAGTGCTAACTGGACGATTGTTGATAGCAAGCGAGATACGTACAACGTGGCCAAGACACGTTTATTCCCTAGCGATAGTCAGGCAGAAAACACTGGCGCAGACAACATCGACATTTTGAGCAATGGCTTCAAGCTGCGAGTGACTGAGGATGGAGCAAACGGAAACACGCGCACTTACATCTACGCCGCCTTCGCGGAGTCACCCTTCAATTACGCCCGCGCCAGGTGAGTAGTGAACAAGCCTAATACGGAGAACTATGTTTATCTTAAATGAAAAACCCTTGGCACCAGATAGTGCCTTTAAAGCTGAAGATGGTACACAGTACCCTTCAAACTGGCTCCGCTTGTCCACTCCTGAAGAGCGTGAAGCGATTGGCATCGTAGAAGTCCCGGACCCCGTTCAGGCATACGACCAGAGGTTCTATTGGGATGCAGGCATTCCTAAGGACCATGCCCAACTTGTGGAGCAGTGGGTAGGCCAGGTCAAGCAAACCGCTGGCTCCCTCCTTAGTCAGTCTGATTGGTATATCACCCGCTTCGCTGAGACGGGCCGTGAAGCCCCTCAGAGCGTCATTGAGCGACGTTCCTTGATCAGGGCCATGAGCAACGACAAAGAGGCCTTCCTGAGCCTCACAGAGTCCACTGAACAGCTTGCTCAATATGTCACCAGTCCTGAATTTAATAACTGGGAAGGTGGTTCATCTATTGCTGGAGCTGCCGACCCTGAGCCTGTGCCTGAACCACAAGACATCAACCCTATTACTGAGTAATCATGCTTACCATTCTTGGCATTAAAGTGTCCGTAGAGACGCTTGTATTCTTTGGCCTGTTTATTGCTAGCGAAGTTGTCGGTAGCAGCAAGCTGAAGTCCAACGGAGTTGTCCAGCTTCTCCTTACTGGTATCAATGCGATTAAGCCTTACCGGAAGGAAGACGACAAGCTCCAGAAACTGAAGGATGTTTTCAAATGAGCATCCGGCTGACTGACGTAGCTAAGTACTACAAAGGTCTGCCCAACCAAGTGAAAGCCCTCCAAGTCCTTGAGAAACTCTTGGGCAACGAGGGTCTTTCTGATTCTCAGGAGTGGGTTCAGTTGTGGAGACTGCCTCCGCCTAAGCCCCCTGTTCAGGCATTCACCAATACCTGGGATGGTATTGAAGCAGCGGCTGCTGCAGCGGGTGCCAAGTTTCCTGAGGTTGTGGCAGCCCAATGGGCACTTGAGTCTGCATATGGCACCGCCCTTAGCGGTAAGAACAACTACTTTGGCATCAAAGGTCCGGGTACGGTTAAGACCACCTGGGAGGACTATGGCAAAGGTCCTGTGACGATCAAGGCGTCGTTCCAAGACTTCGCTACCCCCTTTGACTGTGTGAACCACCTTGTTACCCAGTGGTACAAAGACTACAAGGGTTACAAAGGTGTGAATCGTGCCATCTCTCGTGAGGACTGTGCGTATCTGCTGAAGCGTGAAGGATACGCAACTGATCCCATCTATGCACAGAAACTAATTCGTTTAATGGAGCAGCATGATTGAGGGGGTCATTTCTGCTGCAATTGCAGCCGTTGCCGGAATCTTTGCTGTTCATGGAAAACTAAACCAACGCATTGGTGAAGTGGACAGTCGTATTGATCGCGTTGAGCTACGCATTGCTGAGAAGTACGTCCAACGGGAAGAACTATCGACTGCCCTTAAAAAGATGGAGGACCACATGGTCCGCATTGAGAACAAGCTAGATCAGATTGCATTGCGTCATGGCTAATAAAAAGAAAGCGAGTGAGGATCAATTCAACGAGCTGCATAATCTTGTTACATCTGAGTTCCTTGCACGTATTAAATCTGGTGAGGCAAGCACCGCTGATTTAAAAGCGGCGTGTGACTGGCTTGCCAAAAACGACATTAGTGGAGTTGCTTATGAAGGCAACCCATTGGACAAACTAGCCACAGTGATGCCAAAGATTGACCCTGAAATGGTTCAACGGAGGCTTTATGGCAAAGTCTAAAACTCAAAAATACTACGATCAAAATCCTGATGCTAACAAGCGTCGTTTGAAGCAACAGGCCAAATACAACAAGACAGAAAGCGGTCTAAAGATCCGTACAAATGCCAACAAGCTGAACCGAAAGCTTGGCACCTACGGGAACGGTGACGGAATGGATGCCTCCCACACAGGTCCAGGCAAGGGAAAGCTTGAAAAGCCTTCAGCAAATCGTCGCAGACCCCGTACTGGCCAGAAGTACGCATGACCCCATTACTACCTACGCCTGATCACTACCTCCAAAACCTAATAACGATGACAAGTCCAGAAGCAAAAAGGCTCTGGAGAAGAGCCATAAAGGAACACTTCAACTGTCAATGCGTTTACTGTGGAGAAACTTATGAATTACATGAACTTACACTTGACCACGTACGTCCTCGCTGCCTTGGCGGGGAAGATCTTACATCAAATCTTGTACCCAGCTGTTGGAAGTGTAATCAGGCAAAAGGTAGTAATAACTGGCTCCAATGGATGAGAACCACGTTTGGCCATAATCCATCCAGAGAAGATTTAATTTTACAGCACATTCATTAGATATGGCAAAACCACGCAAGCCGGGTAACCCCTGGAATCAATTTGCTAAAAAACCAGCAGGGAAGCCTTTGGCAAAAAGAACGCCCAAGCCTGAAGTCCGTCCAAGCCGGGCAATTGAAGGAGGCAAAGAGGCCAAAGCGTTGCCTGCTGCTAAAAACGGAAAACCTACCGCTAGTTCCCCATCCAAGGTTGAACCTGGGGTACAACGCGTCAAGGTACGTGACCTTGGGACCACACCAGCCAAGCAAGTCACTGGTAACGGACAAAAAGCATTGCCTGCTGGTGAAAAAGGTGGGGCAATGACCCGCACGAGCGCAGCACGTAAAGCAGGGCGGGGCTTGGCAGAGGCTGCACTGGGCATTGAAGCTGGCAAGGCACTTGGCAATGCAATTGGCGGTGCTTATCGCAAGGCTATTGGCAAAGAAAAAGCTCAGCAGTTTGGTCGTGAAGGCGGTTATGGTCGCTACACCCCTCGTGGTTCACAAGAGGGTGGTGGTATGGGCGGTGTGGGGAACATCCCCCCTGGTGAAGGCCGTCAAAACAACCCCAACTATGGAAAGAGTGGGGCAAAACCCTCTGGATCGCGTTCAGCGGTAAGCAGCCCCTCCAGTCAGCCTGCATCTCGCTCCACAGCTACGTCGGCAAGCCCGACGAAGCCGGCTGGCCCCTCTCAATCCAAAAGCATGGATGAGAACTATGCAATCTGGGCAAAAGAAAACCGTTCGTTGGCTGAAAAGGTCAAAGCCGGTCAAGCTGGATTTGATGCCATCCAAAAGGCACTTGGCAAAACCAATCAACAGGCCAACAGCTCGCTGAAAATTGACAATGGCTCCCAGCAACCGTCTGATGCCAAGTCAAAACCCAGTGCTGTTGAAGACTCCATCAACAAATCTGCTCAAGAAAAAGGTGCTGCCAAGGCCTTTAATCCTGATTCGCTCAACAAACTGAGCAAGCAAGAAACGGCTGATGAACGTAGGCGTCGGATGTTGAAAGAAGCCAAGCGTTCGGCTTCGATTGGTTGATACAACGGTTGATATAAACACAACCCTCACGAGAGGCCTCTAGGAGCCCCTGGAAGGCCTCTCTTTATCTATTTAGGTACAATCTAGCATACATGCCTATAAAACGCCGTACAGAGGCATATAAAGGCGACTCCGTAATTCAAGCTTTACAAGACGACTTTAAACTGTTTCTTCAAGCTTTGTGGTCGCAGTTAGACCTCCCCTCTCCAACCCGCGCTCAATACGCCATTGCCGACTACCTCCAGCACGGACCAAAGCGACTACAGATCCAAGCCTTTCGTGGTGTAGGTAAGTCGTGGATTACTGGAGCGTTTGTCCTGTGGACACTGTTCAACAATCCTGAAAAGAAGATCATGATTATCTCCGCTTCAAAAGAGCGAGCAGACAACATGAGTATCTTTCTTCAAAAGCTCATCATTGAAACGCCTTGGCTGGTTCACCTCCGTCCAAAGAGTGATGATGCCCGCTGGTCACGCATCTCCTTTGATGTGAACTGTTCACCATCCCAGGCCCCCTCCGTTAAATCGGTGGGTATCACGGGTCAGCTGACGGGTTCACGCGCTGACCTGATGATTCTTGATGACGTGGAGGTCCCTGGTAACTCCATGACAGAAATGATGCGTGAAAAGCTCCTTCAACTGTGTACAGAAGCTGAGTCCATCCTGACACCTAAGGAAGACTCTCGCATCATGTACCTGGGAACACCCCAAACCACCTTCACCATCTACCGAAAACTGGCTGAAAGGAACTACCGTCCTTTTGTGTGGCCAGCACGTTACCCACGCAAGCTTTCCCAATACGAAGGTCTTATCGCTCCTCAACTCCAAGAAGACATCGACACTGGAGCTGAACCTTGGAGCGTCACTGATCCAGACCGATTCAGTACAGAGGACCTGCTAGAGCGAGAAGCAGCAATGGGACGGAGCAACTTCATGCTCCAGTTCATGCTTGATACGAGCCTTAGTGATGCAGAGAAGTTCCCCCTTAAGTTCCAAGACCTCATCATCACGTCTGTTAACCCAACTCAAGCGCCGGATTCTGTTGTGTGGTGCAGTGACCCTCGTAATGTGCTCAAGGATCTGCCTACGGTTGGCTTACCAGGTGATTATTTCTACTCCCCGATGCAGCTTCAGGGAGAATGGGGTCCGTACAATGAAACGATATGCAGCGTTGACCCGTCAGGTCGAGGCACAGACGAAACAGCTGCCACCTACATAAGTCAAAAAAACGGATACCTGTACGTTCATGAAATCCGTGCGTACAGAGACGGATACTCCGACAACACCCTTCTTGACATCCTTAGAGGTTGCAAGAAATACAACGTCACCAAGCTTGTCATTGAGACTAACTTTGGTGATGGCATCGTTGCAGAGCTCTTCAAAAAGCACCTGCAACAAACCAAGCAAAACATTGGTGTTGAGGAAGTCAGAGCAACCGTTCGCAAAGAAGAACGAATCATTGACTCCCTTGAACCCATCATGAACCAACACCGCCTCATCATTGATCGTGGTGTGGTGGAGTGGGATTACAACTCCAACGCTGACGACGCCCCAGAAAAACGGCTTCTGTACATGCTGTTCTACCAGATGAGCAGGATGTGCCGTGAAAAGTACGCCATTAAGCATGACGACCGTCTAGACAGCCTTGCTCAAGGCGTGAAGTATTTCACAGACGCCATGGGTATCTCAGCTCAAGAGGTCGTCAACCAACGCAAACGGGAAGAGTGGGAAGACATGCTGGAAGGCTTCCTAACAGACCCAGAAGCAGAGACAAACCACCTTGTCTTAGGTATGAGCTTGGAGCAAAAAAGACAAGCCAGAGGGAATTCCAAAAGCTCAATCCCCACCTGGGTTTAGGACCGGTCCCACCCGTATACAGGGGGAATGGAAGGGTGGACCGGAACCCCTGTACGGGGGAAGACAATCAATCTTCCCCTTTTATTATGTCCCTGGGAATGGACATCTAAAAAGTACCACCTTCAACTCACTCCCTTCAAGAACTTAATTCTGGATATACCGGATGTCCTTGGAGGGACATCACTTATATCACTAATTAGACAGTATGTCTGCTAACCACCAAGCAACACTGATTCACATCACTCCTGATGCAGAGGAGTTAATTGCTTATATGGCAAGAGTATCTAATCCATCCAATCAAACCAACACTAAGACAAGTGCTAGGTTAATTAGATACCTTATTGAACACAAACACTGGTCTCCTTTTGAGATGGTGAACATGTGTGTTCAAATAGAAACCACTAGGTCAATAGCTGCACAGATCCTTAGGCATAGAAGCTTTAGCTTTCAAGAGTTCTCTCAACGGTATGCACGGGTAGAAGAGATTCCCATCTCTCCTTCCCTTAGGCGTCAAGATCAAAAGAACAGACAGAACAGTATTGATGATCTAGATGAAGTAGTTAAGAATAATCTTGACTATGAAATAACTAAGTACTTTGCTGCTGGTGTTCACTTGTACCAACAGATGTTGGACTATGGAGTCGCTAAGGAGTGTGCAAGAGATGTACTTCCCCTGGCATCTCCAACCAAGCTGTACATGAATGGAACCATCAGGTCTTGGTTGCATTACTGCGACCTAAGGACAGGTAATGGAACACAAAAGGAACACGCACAAATAGCTGGTCAAGTACAAGACCTCCTGTATCAACACCTTCCTAATGTTTGTGAGGCAATGTGGAATGATGACTGAATTGTCAGACGATGATTTTGATGAGTTTGCCATCTTTTGGTGGGGACCAGAAAACGATAGCCTTACAGTCTCTGAGGCAATTGAAAGTGGCCAGATGACTGGTTTTGTTCGTGCCCTTTCTACTTGGTTAACTGAGTAATTCCCCTTATGACTGACCTTTCCCCTGCTGCACAGGCAGTGCTGGATGCCTACCAGTTTGCACCAATCGAAGATGAATTGACGGCTGCTGCTGTCCTGCGAGCTGCTGCAGATCAGGTGGTGCCGGAAGGGTACGACCAAGCGTACGACTGCTGCTTAGAGATTATGAGCGAAATCCGCGACGACCTCCTCGCCATCGCCGCCGAACTGGAGCAACTTAATGAGGGAACTAAAACTTAATGAGTTCCACACACTGTATGTGACGTGGAAACAAGGCATCCCTTGGTTTGATCACCTCCTGCTTGGTCTGCTGGTTTGGATTGAACGGTGGGTGATTAGTAACCGCATCCAAGACAACCTGGATACTGAGATCAAAAAGTTTCATGAGGAGGTAAAAAAAGTTGAGCCTGATTACGTGACCCCTATCTATACAGAAACGCTCTCAGAGGCCTCTACAAGCCTCCCTGAGATGCGTTTAACTGCTCCTTGGTATAACCTACCGTGAAGCCTCCAATCGTTGTTACAGGCTGTCAGAGAGGGGGTACACGAATAGCAGCTCAAATCCTTAGTCATGACTTAGGTTTGAACTATGTGGATGAATCTGAGTTTGTTCCCTACCGCTTGCCTGGGGACTCCATCGTTCACGCTCCGTTCTTGTTAAATGAATACCTGACCGTCTACTACGCTAATCCTGGCGTTCACTTTGTAGGTGTAGTTAGAGAGCCAGAAGCCATACTGGCAAGCATGAAACGGGTTCAATGGATGAAAGATGAGGTCGTAGATTGGGATGCCTTTTTGATCCACTACGTCTCCTTTCAACAAAAGCTGTGGAAGCAATTGAAGAAAGAGCTTCCTAAAAAGAGTTGGAGTGAAGTCGACTACAACAGCCTTCAAAGTCACCCCCTGTTTGTTCCTAAAGACCAACGAGCTGACTTCCATGCCTTGCAATGGCAAGTGGGTAAACCCGTTGGTCCTAGGTACTGGACAAGCCACCTCAGTAGGTTTACGGCTTGACGTGTGACTCCACCAGGTACGCAACTAGATTGCTCAGGCTTCGGCCTTCAAGGTCGGATCGCTCGACTAATGCCTGGTGGGTGTGCCAAGGAATGGTGGCTGTGACGCGGACAGGTTTGCGTGTCATTGGTGACACACCTGCTGTAAAACCCCTTTGGGGTTGAAAAGGCTGGGAGAATGAGGTCATCAGTTCAACCACGATTTGGACTGGTCACGGGGTCGGTCGGTGACACGACGCGGCCCCACCTCAATAACGTATCACGATGATGTGAGTTGGTCTCAGAGTGCTGCAGATCTGGCTCACTTTTTGGCGAAAATTTCTGAAGCCTTACCGCGATACCGGGGCCGCCACTGCACCCCCATACGGGGGTAGAAAGGCGTGTCGCGATGCCAAATCTAGTCACAAATCGGGCCCAGAACGCTATATATGGTGTGATCCGGGGGCAATTGACACTAGGGAAGGGGCAAAACCGTGTGCCAATCACGCAACTGGTACAAATATATTAGGCTCGATCTGTAGCGCCTACCTGTCGTGTGACAGTTGAACAGGTTGCACAATGGGGTTGCCACCTGTCCACATCCGCAGCATAGTGGCCACAGATCGCAGCAGCGGTCAGCACATAGACAACAGAAGAAGGGCAAGCGGCAGTCTCCGATGGTGCGAGACTGAGGCGGACCGGGGCGCCGGTTACAAACAAACGCGCAGCCCAGCCAGCTGCACCCGAGCCCACACCTACACGCCACCTGTCCACTGCGCTAGACTTTCCACATCCACACAATCCGCAAGGACGCACCCCAATGAACTATTTAGACCAACTGAACCTTGCCAAATGTGCACAAGGTCGCTTCCGGGAAACTCTCTTAAATGCATGTGATCCCAACATCAGCAACGCTGCTGTTATTGAGAGAGCATGGAGAGAGGGTCAAACTGTCCACATGTGGACTAACATGGCCGCCCAAATGTTCAACATCTACCGCAACATCTAACCATGAACAAATCACAAGCCGTTGCAGAGTTTCGGGAATGCATTGGCAACATGTATCGCGGCGACAAGATCGCACAACGTGAGGCATGGCTGAACTTTGTCGACTCATTGTGTGATGACAAGCTAATCACACAGAAACAACGCGACACCTGGTCTAATCCTGTTTAACCTGTCCACCTACCCAACCTGTCCACCATGGCACAATCAAAAGGCTTCATTATTGACCGTGGCCTATCACCCATTGATGGCCAACCCTATGTTGCAATCTTGACCCTTGAAAGTAGCAATAGAAAGACAGGCAACATGGCGCAAGTGTGGATTATGCGAGAAGATATAAATCCGGTGGAGGCTGTCCAGACTGGCAAGGATGTCACGATCTGCGGCAACTGTCCACACCGTAGAAAGTGGGCTGAAGATGCACAGGCATATGTACGTTCCTGCTACGTAAACGTAGGCCAAGGGCCGAACAGTATCTGGAAAGCATATAAGCGTGGTGCCTATTCTTCAAGCTGGAGCTATCATCAACTCTCCCAAATCTTAAAGGATAAGCGTATTCGCTGGGGAGCATATGGCGATCCTAGCGTGATCGATCCTGGCATTGTGCTTACCCTTAATCGATACGCACAAGGCCACACCGGTTACACTCACCAATGGCGCAGTGAGTTT